TGCCAAAGAACATCCGAACATTACCGGCGGGGTGCTGGCGGGGCTGCTGTTGTGGATTACGCCGCTTGGCAAAATCAAATGGCTGCTAGGCGGTATCAGTACGCTATTGCTCGCAGACGACTGGGACAAATGGCAAAAGGGCGGCGAATCAGCCATTGCCAAAATGTCTGCATGGGTGGAAAAATTTAACGATTGGTGGGTCGGAAAATCAGACCGCGAAGGCATTACAAAAGGTCAGGGCAAAGAAGGCGTCCGCAAAGTCACCGCCGCCGATTATGCTAATACCAAGGCGCAACAGTCCGCTACCGCACAGCGCGAATCCGAGGCGGCTAAACGTGATGCCGAACTCAGAAAAAATGGAGGACGCGACCCCAACGCAAAACCGCTTGCTCAGGATGAAATTATTCAGCACCTGATGAGTAAGGGCATGAGTCGAGATAATGCCATATCTATCGCCGCCAACATTCAGGCAGAATCCGGCAACAGACCATTTGTGTCTAATGGCCACGCCTACGGATACGGACAGCACATGCCCGACAGGCAGCGCGTATTCAAGGATCAGTTTGGTAAGAACTACAAAGAATCAACGCCGGAAGAACAGCTAGATTTTATCGTGTATGAATTGACCGAAGGCATGTATAAATCGGTCGGCAACAAGCTGAAAAACATGTCGCCGTCCGAAGGCGCAAAACTGCTTAACGATAAATACGAGGTGTCGGCATCCGACCCGGCAACACTGGCAAAACACGCAAATGAGCGCGCACGCATGGCGGAGAAGTTAGCGGGCAGCTCGCCGAATATAAACAACGTCCCGGCAACCACAACCAACTCAAACAGCACGACATACGGCCAGATTGTCATCTATACTCAAGCGACAGATGCACAGGGTATTGCTAATGCGCTGCCGCGTGCGTTGGCAAATCAATCCGAATCAGGAGCGTTCTAAATGCCAATACTGCCGATTGACAAGCCGATTTTCCCGAACGTGCCAAATGTGATCGGCGTCCCGGCATTGCGCCGCCAGTTGACCGGCAAACAGTTTACAACGTTGCTACTGTCGCGCGTCCTGCAAAGAATCGTGCTCAAAAAAATATCCCGCCCGAATGTTTGGGGGCTTTATGACGCCGCCGGGGTAGCAATCGTCGCTGATTCCGTGTTTTCGGTCGATTTTAAGGCCGAGTCCAAAGTCTCCGAAGTGCCTTTGCAGCGTGGCGGCTTTGCCCAATACAACAAAGTGATGATGCCGGAACAGGAAATTATCCGCCTGATCAAGACCGGCACGGACGACGCTCGCAATGCGTTTTTAAGGGCTATCGACAAGGCGCAAAAATCAACAGACCTTTATCACGTTGTGACGCCAGAGCGTATCTATCTGGATGCCAACATCGAAGCCTACGATTACCGGCGCACATCGTCGGAAGGCGTGTCTATGCTGATTGTGGATATTCGGTTGAAACAGATCCGGCAGGTAGCGCCATTGTTTGCCGTCTATCAGTTGCCGGACGCAAAAACCCCGACAGCGACGCCGGTCATTGCGAAAGGCGTGGTGCAACCGAAAATCGTGCCGGAGTCATACGCCAGCAAAATCATTAAAGCCGTCGACAACGCATTACATGGGAATTTCAAATGACACAAATTATCCCGTTACAGCCCGTCCCATCGCAATCGCTGGCCATCGTCTTGAATAATCAGGATTGCGAAATCAGCGTCTACCAAAAATCGACCGGCCTTTACTTTGACCTGTTATCCAATGGCGAGGTTATCGTCACCGCCCGCTATTGTGCAAACGGCGTCCCGATTGTGCGTCGCCCTGTTTCCGGGTTTGTTGGTGATTTTATGTTTGTGGATGTTGAGGGTCAGAACCAAAATCCTGATTATCTAGGGCTGGGCGAATCGTTTGTGCTGGTGTACCTATGACTACATCGTTTGAAAACAAGAAACAATTGCGGTTTGTCGTAACGCTGGCCGAAGGTGTATTCAGCGACAAAAACAATCAGGTGGTACTTGATGGTTTTCGTGCTGTTGTTGAGGTGCAAAAAGCCGGTGGTCAGATGATGAGCACATCAACCGTGCGAATTTATGGTCTAGCTCAAGAACTGATGAATCAACTGACGACACTGGCATTTAAAGCCATGTCCTACGTCAAAAACACCATAGACATCATTGTCATTGACGGCGATCAACAGGTTTTGATTTTTCGCGGTCAGATCATTAATGCGTGGGGTGATTATTCCGGGATGCCAGATGTTTGCTTGTATATCGAGACGCAGACTGGTTATTTTCAGCAGGTGGAGCTGGGTAATCCTCTGGCCTACAAAGGCGTCGCCAATGTATCGGATTTGATGTCTGTCTTGGCTGGCCGACTAGGCGTACCACTGGAAAACAACAATGTTACCGCCAAAATATCAAATCCAAATTACCCAGGCTCAACGATAGATCAAATCCGCAATCTGGCATCCGACACAAAAACAGATTTTTATCTGGATGATACTGTTTTGGCTATTTGCCCAAGAGGCTTAACCCGCAAACCACAAACCGCCAATGCACCACTGATTAGCAGTCAGTCCGGCATGATCGGCTATCCGACATTTGATAAAGTTGGCATCACTTTTAGCACGCTATTTAACCCGTCAATCAAATTCGGCGGCCAGATCATCATGGAGTCCGATATTCCACAGGCAAACGGTTTATGGCAGGTGTGCAGCATGGTTCACAAGCTGGAGTCTGAAAAGCCGGGCGGCGCGTGGTTTACAATGATCCGGTGTACCGGCAATGGATTAGTACCGCTATGACCAATGCAATTTTTGGCAATCAAACCAGACAGACGAACGCCAGCGACTATAACGCCATCCGGTTTATGTTTGAGCAGTTGCTGACTCAAAAACACACAATGACAATCGTCAAGGTCGAATCATGCACCGGTACGGATTCGCCATCTGAGATCGGGTTTGTTGATGTTTTGCCAATGGTGACGCAGATCAACGGCAGCGGTCAGGCCGTGCAGCACGAAAAATTATTTCAATTGCCCTATTTTCGGCTGCAAGGCGGGACTAACGGAATTGTGATTGACCCCAAACAAGGCGACATCGGCCTAGCCATTTTTGCCGAGCGCGACATCACCAAAGTGGTTAACACAAAACAGGTTTCTCCGCCAGACTCCCGCCGTATGATGTCGATGTCTGATGGTGTGTATCTGGGCGGCATACTCAATGGCGAGATGTCGCAATACATTCGATTCGCCGCCACCGGGTTAGAGATAGTGACGCCGCTAATGACGGTTTTAGCCAGCATGGCCATCAATGGCAATCTGTCAGTATCATCTGGCGCGACCGGCAGCTTTACGACGCCAACCGGTAGCGTTGTAACAGTGTCCAATGGTATAGTCATCAATATAACGTGAGGCCGCCATGACAGTCATTAATCAAGATTTTTACGACAACATCGTGGCGCAAATTGAGGCCATTCCCGATTGCATCACCTTGCAAGCGCAAGCCGACAAAATCATCGCATCCCTGCAAGAGCAATTGCGGCAGGCACAAGAACAGCTCGCCAAAGTCCAGCCAATCGCCAAATTACTAGACCCGCCAACATCGCCCGATGAAGTAATCGACTGGATTAACGGCCTGATCGAGTCTGTCATCAAGCCATTAGCAGCGCCAACCACTATTTATCAAATACAGATTGCAGAAATGGTTATCGGCATTAGTCGGATTGTTGACGCGCTGAAAAATAAAGCCGACAGCATTACCAATTGCGAGATCAATATCCTATGAGTACGCTGTTGCTAGACCAAACATATTGGGATTTATGCGTCGATGCCGCTGGTAATATTGCAGTTGCATCGGAACCATATTCACTGGCTCAAGACGTGGCGTCGGCCTGTCGTTTGTTTCTGGGCGAGTTGTGGTACGATGCCAGCAAGGGCATACCGTATTTTGATGATATTCTTGGGCAACTGCCGACCGAAGCCACGCTGAAACAGTATTTGATCAATGCGGCGCTTGGCGTGCCGGGGGTAGCATCGGCAGATGTTGTGATCGGGTCATTTGATAACCGGACAATTACCGGACAGATTCAGTTTGTTGATGATTTTGGAGGTAGTTACAGTGTCGGGTTCTAGCAGCGTTCCAAAGATTCAGTTTACTGACACCGGCCTTGTCCTGCCTTCGGAATCCGACATTCTGGCCGGTGTAGTTGCAGACACTAATGCAGCGTTTGGCAACCAGTTATCATCCGCGCTGGATACGCCGCAAGGCCAACTGTCATCGTCCTGGTCAGCAATCATTGCTGATAATAATGATACATTTGCACAGTATGTATCATTAGTTGATCCAGCAACATCATCTGGCGTCATGCAAGATGCTATCGGCCAAATTTATTTTATGACCCGCAATCCGCCCGCGCCGACATCGGTTAGCGTGCTATGTCGCGGCGCATCCGGGACAGTGATCCCTGCCAATACTCAAATCACTGATATTGACGGCAATCTGTATTATGCTGTTGATGGTGGGACTATTGGCATTGATGGTACAGTAACACTGGCATTTGCCAATATTCAAAACGGCCCGATCCCGTGCGCGATCAATAGTGTAAAAATCTATCAGTCAATCAGTGGTTGGGATAGCGTCGAAAACCCGGCAGCAGGAACACTAGGCCGGGATGTTGAGTCGCCCCAAGAATACGAATACCGACGACAACTCAGCGTCATGAAAAATGGCAACGGATCATTGGGCGCGGTTTATGGTGCGGTGTTTGCTGTTGCTAATGTCCTGGACGTGATTGTTGTCCAAAATACTCGCAATACAACTTTGAATTACGGATCAACAAACTACCCGCTTGCACCACACAGCATCTATGTCGGAGTGGTGGGTGGAGATAATGATGACATTGCACGCGCCATTTTTGAGTCGTCGTCCGGCACAGGTGCGGACATGAACGGCAATACGACCATCACCGTCGCCGACACGTCCTACAGTATTCCGCAGCCGGAATATGACATCACGTTTAACCGACCGACCGACACTAACCTGAAAGTCAATGTTCAGATCCGCAACAGCCCATTGTTGCCGTCCGGCATCATTGCGTCGGTCAAAGCAGCCGTCATTGAATCATTCAACGGCGCAAATGGAGCGCAGCGGGCGCGCGTGGGCGGTACGGTATTGGCCAGCCAGTTTTACGCCGGTATTTCTGCGATCAGCCTAAACGTGCTGATATTATCGGTATTGGTGGCAAAAGGCACTGGCGCGGTTATTAACAATTCCGTGTCGTTTGGCATTGATGAAAACCCTACCCTTGATGCGTCAAATATTTTGGTATCGCTGGTATGAGAGATTATCCGCAGACGATCATCAGTCAATACGCCAATTCACCAACCATATTGCAGATGATCGACAACACAAATCAATGGATAGACCCGTCTGCCAATTTCCAAACGTTTTATGAAACAATCTGGAATATCGGCACAGCGGGGACTTTTGGCCTTGATTTGTGGGGGCGCATCCTTGGCGTGAGTCGGCGCTTTTTTGTCATTCGGCCGGGAGAATATCTTGGTTTTAGCGGCAACGATCCAGATTATCAACCATTTGATCAAGCGCCATTTTATAACGGCAGCAGTGATAGCGATGCGGTAAGCCTGGACAATGACACTTATCGCAATGTGTTGATGACTAAGGCGCTGATCAACATATCCAGCACAAGCATACCCTCGCTAAA